GCTCTAAGATCCTGGCGATCCAGCACTCCCCTGAGATCTTTGAGTGGGTGCAGCTCCTGGACTTCATCCGGCGCCCCCTGGCTGAGGTGGAGACCACCAAGCCGTTCCTGCTGATGCTGTTCGGCGCCCCCATCGTGAAGGTCCCCACCAAGTGCTGGGTGATCAAGAACGCGAAGCCCAACGGGGCGGGGCTGTTCGGCAGCTGATCCAGAGTCGAAACGCCCTACGGGGCGTCGCGTGGGCATAGCCTCCCCCGCCTGATGAGACAGGCCACCACGGAGAAGAGCAATGACTGAGCCTTACAAGCAACTTGACGCGGAGCGCTGGGACGCCACCCAACCCGGCAACCTGGACGTGGCGCAAGTGGTTCGAGAGATCCAGGTGGACACGCTCGACAAGCTGGAGTTCGGCGCCATCGCCTCTGCTGTGCTGGGGCTTGCGACCAACCCCACTGCGGGCGATACCGTCACGGTGGGGGGCGACATCTACGAGTTTGTGGCTGCAGGTGGCGACGTGACCGCTGACACCAACATCGCCGTGGAGCGCGCTGCTGCGCTGGCGGATACGCGCGCGAACCTTGTGATCGCGATCAACGAGGACTACCCCGCGCTGGTGCACAGCACGATTTTCAAGACTGATTCAACCACCCCTGCAGAGGCCAACGGCACTGAGAACCTGTTGGCGACCGTGCTCAGCGGTGATCGTGTGCTGCTTCAGTCTGCCGCGAACACGGGGGGCACCCCTGTGGGGGCCAACCCGAGCATCGCGCTGGGTGAGACGCTCACCGCTGCCGCCGATGGCTGGCACGAGGGCAACGTCAACATGAACACGTTGGGCGGGCGTGCCGCGTCCGCCACGCAAAGCGCTGCGACCAGCCGCGCGATCACTGCGGACATGATTACGCAGGGAACGTCGCTGTTCGTGTTCCCCTTCGACGTGTCCGCCTTCTCCGCGCAGGTGCTGACCGCTGGCGGGATCTTCCGCTTGACGCAGAACGACAGCTTCGAGGTTACCGCCGAGGGTGATGTGCTACTGACTCTCGCAGGCGGTGGTGCCCCAGACATTCAGGCCACCGACGTGGTGATCATCCACGCCTGGGCCTAAACCGAGGTGACCCTGTGCCTGAGTGCCGCATCACCGATATTCTGACGGTTGACTGGCTGAAGGCCACCACCCTGCTCGGCGTCGATCTGACCTTAGACGACGGGTCCGAGTACCCCGACACCATCTTCACACAAGCGCTCGAGTTCGGGATCGCTACGGTCCAGAACGAGACGGGGCTGACGCTGGAGCAGTTCACCGTCGAAGAGGAAAGCCACGATCTCTATCAGCCGAACAGGGACGGGTGGTGGCCCTTCACCTTGGACGAGACCCCTGTTCGACGGATCACAGCATGGCGCGCGCGCTTCGGGGCCTTCCCCGTTGTCGAATTCCCCGTAAGCTGGATCCGGTGGGCCGAGAAGCTCTACGGCAAGTTCTCCATCATCCCGAGCAGTGAGTCGCTAGGCTCATACAGCAGCGCGATGGCGGGTGGCGTGCAGCTTGTTGCGGGGCTGGAGGGCACCGACTACATCCCCGATTACTTCGAGTTCGACTACGAGGCGGGGTTTGTCTGCTGGAGCGACACCATCACGATCCCAGAGGGCGAGACCACGGCGTCCTTCTCGTTCCCGGAAGGCTACGAGATGGTCGACAGACCCACTATCAAGCTGACGCTGGATGTGGCCAACGGCGCCACGGGGCTGCGCTTGTCGAAGCGCTCCAAGAGGGCGTTCACGGTGAGCGTGTCCACGGCGCCTGGTGCGGGTGGTGCAACGGTGTCGTTCTTCGCGGACTCGATCCCGAGCGACATTAAGCAGGCTGTGGGTATCCTGGCCGCAATGCTCCCGCTGGCCGTAGCAGGCGATCTCATCGTTGGCGCAGGCATCGCCAGCATAAGCACCTCGATGGACGGGCTGTCCCAGAGCGTCAACACCACCGCGAGCGCGACCAACTCTGGGTACGGGGCTCGTATCCTGGAGCTGCGTAAGCAGCTTGACGCGCTCATGCCCGCGATCAAGGCGCGCTACAAGATGCCTTCCATGGCGATCATCTAATGCTCTTCAACCCGTCGCGCAAGCTCGCGAAAATCCTGGGGCGTGTGGATTTCTTTCCGGAAGAATTCCGTGCGCGGATCCAAAGCCACGGATTGGATATTTACTGGGAGATGGCTAGCGAGTGCCCATGCATGCGCCCCAGCGCAGGCATGGGGCTTGTCCTTGACGCGGGGCTGGGGACGAACGAGGGCACGACTAGGCAGGCGCGGGCAGACTGCCCTAAGTGCAAAGGCACGGGCTACCGGCACCACAGCGGGCAGAACATCAAAGGGCAGGTGACTGGCGCCACGCAGCACCCGGACCGCTTCAGGACATACGGCGAGATGGCCACAGGCATGATTAGCTTGACGGTCAACGCTGAGCACCGGCTGAACCGAGGGGACCGGATCACTCTGCGTGATGATCCAGCCCTGCCAGAGACTGCGGCCCCCGTGCAGTTGTACCGCGAGACGCACACCTACGAGGGCGAGGTGGCAAGCGCTACGCGATACCCCGTTTACACACGCACGCTGGACACAACCCCCCCGATGGATTTAGGGGTGGTCGATCTCTATGTGTCCGACGCAGACGGTATCGCTCAACCGGGCGGTGAGCGCGTCGCAGGGGTGGACTTCACCGTGGATGGCGACGGCAAGATCCAGTGGATCAATCCGCCCGTTGCCGGCGCGCGATGGTCCATCAGTTATTACGGGCGCCCTGTGTATCTGGTGGTGGATCTACCGCACCCGTTCCGCGACACGAAGATCCAGCTCAAGCACCCTGCGCAGCAATTCACGAGCTTGCCTATCAACGCCATGTGCGCGCTTGAGTTTTTGGCCACAGGGCTGCAAACAGGATGAACCTCAGCGACCTACTAGGCGCCGATCTAACCGGCAAGATGCAGCAACTAGGCGAGGTGATCGCCGCAGAGTGGGCCGCAGAGGCGCGCTCAGAGCTGCGGAGCAGCCTGCGCCCTTACATCCAGAGCATTGGCATTCGAGAGGTCACACCAAACAGCGTGGTTGTCTCGCTCCCCGGGCCAGGGGCACCACCCAAGGCGGCGACCATCGCACGCATGGTGGAGCTCGGCATGGGCCCTGGTGGTGTGGGCACGCAGGGCTCGTACGACGTACGCAAGTTCTTGTTGCGCGCGGGCACGCGCAAGATCCACTGGGGCAAAAACGGCCCTTATGTGAACGTGCCCTTCCCCATGCGTGGGGCCAAATCGAACGTGCCTGGCCCTTTGGAGATTGAGCGTGTCGGCGGGCGCCGTGCGCTGGCCCGTGCACGCAAGCTGGCGCCCCGAATCAACGATCCGCGCACGGGCAAGCTGCTATCGCGTGGTGGATCACTCCCCGCAGGCATGGCGGGCAAGCTGCGGGCGCACCATGTTTCGGATGCCTTAGCGGGCGTCAAGCGCAACGCGAGCTCGTACAACGACGGCAAGATGCAAACCAGCGGCTACATCAAGTGGCGGCGCGCAAGCTGGTCGAACCGCGATCCGCAGGCGTGGCGGTCGAAGGGCGTTGTGGCGCGACACTTTGCGCAGCGCGTCCGCAACCGGCTCGATAAGCTTATTGCAGAGGTGTTCTAATGCTGCTTGATATGCATATCGTCCATGCACTCACCAACGGGTGGAAGGCGTATCGAGACAGCCTTGAGGCGTTTCGCGAGCTGCTCCCGTCCGTGTCCGAGGATGTTGCGGCCACCTGGCACGCGACCCTGGTGGCTCACGAACCTGTTTTTCGCGTGGCCCATGCCCCCCGGACACCCGAGGCATTCCCCTTCGTCACCGTAGAGCTGCTATCCGACACGCCTAGCGAGCGCAGCCTGGGCAACTTTACGGGGATGCACGGGGGCAGGCGAATGCTGGGCTTCTCTTCTCGCCAGACAGCATCGATCACCATCGAGTCGAAGCAAGACGAGACGCTCAGGGCCTTGGCGATCATCATCCGTGCGGTCTTGCTGCGGGCGACAACCAGTTTTTTGCGGTCCTCGTACGTGTCGTTTCAGTACGAGGGCATGGACCCACTTGGAATGGACGAGCAGTTGGTGGCGGAGAGCTTCGGCATCTACACCCGGCACCTGCAGTACTCGGCTGAGGTGGAGATCCACATACCTGAGCAGTTGCCTGGCGTCGTGGTCCCAGACATTGGGTGGTTTGTGCAGCTTGAAAACGTGGTTGAGGATCCCGCGCGCGAGCCTGCGACTGGCGCAGGTGTGCCTGGCGGCGTGACCCCCCTTACGGATTAATGTACTCTCAACAAGATTTGGAGAATCGCCATGCCAACCAGCGTCACCATTAACGGCCAGCGCGTCTATCGCCCCAGCATCCAGGCGACCATCGACACCTCCGCGCTGGGCGGCAAGGGCACCAGCGTGGGCAACGTCGCGCTGGTGGCGGATCTTCCCGGCTTCGAGCAGAGTGTGGTGCACACGTTCAGCTCACCGCGGGCGCTCACCGAGTTTGATGCAGCGAGCGACGAGCTGAAGCTGCTAGCGCAGCTTGCGTTTGCACCCGCCGCCGACGACAAGATCCCTGGCGGAGCAGACACCCTCTATGTGGTGTCCACAAACACCAACACGCAGGCATTCGTGGACCTACTCGACGCGAACGCGGCGCAGGCCCTCGTGCTGCGCTCGAAGGTGTGGGGCCTCGCAGGCAACCGCGTCACCTACGCGCTGAGCAAGCTGGGTGACGTGCACACGCTGGTGTTGAGCCGCGACGGGATCACTGAGGAGACGGTGATCACCACCCCCGCCCTTGGCTCGATTCAGTACACGGCTGCGGTGCTAGCCACCGCGTTGCTGGAGTGGACAGCGGCGCAAGTGCGGTACGAATGGACGCGCAAGATCGGGCCGAACGTGGCTGGCGCACCGTTGGTGGTCGGTTCGGACTGGGAGCATGCGCCAGCACATGGCGTGCTCAGCATCGACATCGACAAGGGCACAGGTGCAGAC